TGCAGGGTTATTAGTAGTGCGGCTATCAAAAACATCAAAACAATATGTTTTGCTAGTGCCTCTTTCTTTCATATACAAACAACGCCCCTGAACATTAAAACTCATTTGTTGTTGGTTCATTGGCACATTATTCCTATTATTATTAGGAGGGTTGTATAGATTGTTATTATATGTGGGGAAAAGATAATACGGTAGGCTTCCACCTTGAGTCTGGGTGTAACTACAAGAACCCCAAAATTCTAATGGGGTAACCCAAGATTCACTAGCAGAGTCCACAAGCCCTATGATGAACAGTTTAAAATTAGTCCCTGCTGGGTCATATCTATACCAAGAACTTACACAACCCATAGGGGCATCAGTATAAGGACACCCTTGCGAAAGTTCCCCTATAGCCCCCGAAACAGAAAAAGCGAATGAATCTCCTTTATACCTAACTTTTAGTTCTCCACAACGCCCTGGGGTTGGCTCAAAACCATTAGCCCCAAGAGAGTTAAAAGCCTGTTCATAAGAAAGCGGTCTCTCTACACAACCTGTTACTTCATAAGTTGTATCATATCCAACAATCCCATAGCTACTAACATCTTCTGTCCCTGTAACTTCTGCTATTTCTAATACGACATTTTCTGCTAGTGATGATTCATTACTCATAATTACCCTTTTTGTGTGGAGATTGGTTCTGAAAGTTTATATTTAAAAGATATATATGAAAATCTATCTTCTGTGGTATGCACAGCGAAAGTTTCCATATCTATATTTATAGCGATTATTCTTTCTCTCATGCTTCTGCCAGAAACCCAATTAAACATAGCATCTGTTAACTCTTTTTGCACCCAAACTTGAGGGCTTGTTAATAATTGCTCAAGCCAGATTGTTTCCTCTATTGGTAATGCTTGTGTTGTAACGCTATAAACATCCTCTCTTGTTTTCCAAAGATGTTTCCTAGAGTGTAACCCCCTCATAGGGCTTGGTTTATGGTTATCATACATTGTTCCTCCAGTAGTAACTTCTTTGGTATGTGTCCCATAACAATTAAAAAAGTCATAGCCCCCTCTCATGTTCTTAAATAAAAATTTTGTCCTTTCTGCCCCTTCTCCTCCTTGACCAGTCTGACCACTTATAGCATTAGGACTACAACCGCCATTATTAGTCTCATCTGAAAGGTCATACCAAAACCAAGCATCATTTTCTAAGACATTAGTTAAAAATTGTTGAGTTGAAAGAGAAGCATTACCAAGAAAAGGGCATATAGCAAAGGCAGATGATTTTAAGTTCCCAGAATTATCAACAAGTTTCCCTAAAACACTTCCTGTGCTTAAAAGATACTGAAACTCTATCATATCTGGGTGTAGTGGCTGTCTAAAAAATGTACTGCAACTTGGAGAAACCTCAAACCAATTTAAAGAACCAGATGAAGCCCCTATCTGAAAGGTAGCTATAACTATTATTAATCTAGTGTAAGTTGTAGTATAACTAAAATTAAAATACAGACTATCAGTAAAATAATCATTTAGATTTATCATTTGGTTACCATGATAATCTCTACTCACAACAAAGGGTGTTGCAATATTAGTGTGTCGGTTAGGGGCGTTTGTGCAAGGTAGGTATGTATCTGGTTCAACAGCAAACCCCACCTGTGGTTTGTTTGGGCCTAAAACATATCTATCCATTGTATTATAGAAGTCCTGGCTGTCCATACCATCTGTCTCGCTAGTAACTAAGCCATGAGCTATAAATTTTTTTGAACGAACAACCCTGGACATATCATCATATAATGTTCCTACATCTACTGCACTATATTTTACAGACCAGATATGAACTTGAAATTTCGCTACATCAAGAGACCCAGACCCCCAGACGGGTGGGAAAAGAGGTATTATTCCTTTTGAAACATAATGTCTAACATATTCCATAAAATTAAAAGAAAAAACATCTGGGTCGGTTCTTTCAGAATACCCATTCATAAGTACCCCAGTAGATGCAAATGTCCCAGAACAAGGCCCTGTTTCCATGAATAATTCTCCTCTTAAATAAGCTGTACCTGGGTCAGTATCCCTAGCTTTAACAATTATTGGTCTATAAACCGAATTAAATAAAGTGTATATATTTTGTGTTATTGATAATGGCATTTTTTATATTGTTCTATTTAATATACGAAAAACATCCTCTTGGATTGCTACAAATGTATAATCGTGTAATTTTTGTTTTACTTTTTTGTCTAATTCATCTTTAATATCATCTACCCAGCCAGGATTACTTGGTGCTGAGGTTGACACAGCCCCACCCCCTATACCTCTTTTTTGAGATTTTGCTATCATAAAAGCTATTTGTTTTGCCCTTAGTCCAGTTACTCCAAATTTCTTTGTAACCCACCTCATTAATCCTCTTGTTTCATCCCCTATATATGCACTTGGTTTTTTTTCTCCACTCCCAGGGCTATATGGGACATCTATAATTCCTTTATTAAGATATGCACCATAATCTTCAGATTGTATTTCAATAGAAGAGATAATCCCTTCTGAAGTTCCACCTTTAAGGCTTTTGCTCAACACCCCAAAAGTATTCATAGGCATTTGACCACTCCTTGATTTTTCTAGTTGACTTTGAAGTATATCTATAATTTCTTTTATTACAGAATCAGTTATTACTGATATTTTAGTTGTTAACATTGTATTTCAAAACAATCGCTAAACACCTCTAAATTAAATTGTGCCTGAAGTGTAACTAGGTTATCATTAAAAGTTCCTTTCTCTCTTACTATCTGTATGGTATCTTTTGGTATTACATCTTGACAATTACTACCAGCACCAACACACTCCAAAAAATCCCAGAGCTTTGTTTCTAGTGCTGTCATAATAATATGAACATCATCTAAAGTCTGAACACCTGTTGTGTTTGCCTTTGTTATCGGTCTTGCTAGTATTACTCTAAAGGTATATATCTGAAGAGCTTGGTTTACATCTAGTATTCTTGATTGTGGAAAATCCACATTCAATAAATCGTATGTAATATTATGGTCAAAATTTATTGAAGTTGGTTTGCCAAACTTAAATGTGCTAAACCCTGCTGTTGTAGCACAGGTTTGCATATTTGTAATTATTTGTGTTAGTGTTGTAATCATTTATTTGTTCATTTTCGTATGTAACTCGTTATATACTTTCTCAAATTTCGCACAAGCCGACTTCCAAGACAGATAGGTTAACACTTCATATAATTTTGTGTTTAAAACACTATCTACGGGGTTGTACTCCCAACTCCTTGTAAAAACACCATCTTTTGCTACCTCGTACAAGCTATTTAACCAGCCATAGCCATTAATTGTACTTTTAGAAGCTATATTTGCTGTTGGGTCTCCTCCCTCTCCGTTGAGGTTAGGAAACTTAGCATCAATTTTTGCTCTAACTTCCCCAAAAAAAAACCTATATCCCAAATTGTTGCCATATCAAGTTTTTCAAACTTTTTTGCCCTCTCATCTATTAAATCGTCATTCAACTTCTCTTCTTCACCCTCTTTTTTGCAAAGGATAGCAATTTGTTTTGGCAAAACATCTAATCTCCCCTTTTCCATCATATTTGCGTGTAACTCCAACTGTTCTGCCTCAATATACCTCCCAAAAGATGAATTTTCCATAAACTCCTCTGGCAAAATGAATTTTTCATCCCCTAAAGTGAAAGAATCAAGATGAATAGGCTTATATGATTCATTTATAAAAGATAAAACCTGCATTATCTCGTTTGCCTTTTCCATATCTAACATTCCAATCTCTTCCTCTGGTAAATTACACCAAAACGATAGAATTTTAGTATTATCTTTTAATTCATCAAGTGTTCTTTGCCATTGTGCAGCCTCATCTTTAGAGTCAAGCTCTTCTCTTGTAGTAAGTTTCTCTATTAATTTAGAAAAACCTAAAAATTTCTCCCAGCTTACATCTTCCCAAGAGCTTGGTAATTCAATTTCTTTTTCGTTTACAATAAAATCTTCCATTAATTCAAATAGTCTTTATAATTATTTTTTCCCCAAGAATCTAATAAGATAGTTAAATTCACTTTTTCTATCATTAAATCAAGGCCTTTTATTTCTTTTTCTATAAAATCTGAGGTTTCTTCATCTTCTTCATAGCCTTCTAGCTGTATATCCCTCATAATATCTAATAGATTCTCTAAAAAAATGCAATATAAAGATAAATTGTTATTCATGGATGTAATATAAAGAAATTTCTTTCATTTTCTTTGGTAATAAAATACATTTTCTATCCCCAGGCTAAAATTCTATTATTATTTTTGAATATATACCTCATTCTCATCATAAGAGCATCAGCATAGTCTGGAGAGTGTCCTAAAGTTGCTTTCATTTCTTTTTTTGATAAAATAGCCAGTTTCCCGTCTAAATCTACATTTTTTCTCCTTATAGTCTCTAATTCTTCAATGATTTTGTTTCTTGTGTCTGTATTTTTGCATTTTATCCAGATATTACCTGCATTTACCTGTTCTGCTAATTTATAAAAGCATTGTGTCTTTAAATTACGATAATTTTCGTTATTCAGGGGTTTCCCGTTGTTTATAAAGGGTTGCACCCCCTTCATATAGTGAGAAAGGTATTGACCAACGCCATCTGAGTCAATTATTATGTTTTTCTTTGGTATTTCATATTTATCTGCTAAGTTTCTTATCAGTTTCTCTACATTATCGGCAGATGTCTTATCTTTTGTTACTATTTCTTCAACAATTAAGCCTTTCCAGACACAGATTACAAGTTTATCACTACCCAAAAGTGCCACATCACAAGATAAATAGTGTGGTTGGTTATCATTTGTAACGCTAGAATTGGTAAAAAGAGACAGGACAGACTCATAATCAAACAATCTATCTTCTCCAGAGTCGTATTCCCAGTTACCATGGAGTAGTCTTTCCCTGGATACTGGGTCTAATTTCCTTAATTGTTCTTCATAAAACTCAGAAATATGTGGATTATCGGCTAGTTTTGCCTGAACAAACCTCTTGTGTTCGGGTAAAGTGTCATCTCTCCAAGATTTATAGTAGTCATACACCCAGTTTTTCGCTGGATTACACGACATAAGGATTTTGGGGCGTAAATCATACTCTGCTAATTTATAACGAATCCTTGAGGCAACAACATTCTTAGATTTTTCAGTACATTGATTAACCTCATCTATGAAAGCCCCAGAAATTTCAAGGCTGCCCAGGGAATCGAAGTTTGGGTCTGCTGGATATTGATACAAGTCTTTTAAAAGTATGGTACTGCCATTTAAAAACTCAATAACATTACTTTGTGCGTTAAATTTATAATTCTCCCCCTTTTTCACCCCCCAATCCTCACAAACTAGGAAAAATGAATTAAGGGTGGTTTCTTTTAGTGTTTTTAAAACAGCCCTTCCCATGAGCCAACGAGTTCCTGGATACCTTAGACAAGAATACAAGAGCCAGGCTGCCCCAAAATAACTTTTGCCTCCTCCAGCACTTCCGCCAAAAAGTATTTCACTTGTTTTATCGTCATGCAAATACTCCCAAGCCCTGTGTTGTTTGTCTGTGGGGATAAAATTTATTTCCAAATCTTTTTAAATAACCACTGGATAGGCTGTATTATTAATT